GCAAAAGCTAGTGCCGGAACTGCGAAAACTTTATCCGAAAGTTCGTTTTGCCGTCATTACCAACGGCACGCTAATTGACGAAGAAAAAATCGCTTTTTGCGAAACCTATGGGATAAGTCTGACGTTCTCGCACGATGGACAGGGGTACCGTCTGCGTGGAGTCGACCCGCTGGACGACCCGAAGATGGTAGACATGTGGCGCCTGGCATTTTCTAAACTGCCATGCTCAATCAACTGCGTCTTGTCTCCCGCTAACACCGATGTGGACGCCATTGCCGATTTCTTTAAAGTCAAACTCGGAGATATCCACTTGAACTTTGAAGGCATTATGACGCATGTCGGAGTTCAGGACTCTGAGCTCATGTTCACTGATGAGCAGATGCTCGCACTGCAGAAGAACATCTTTAAGGCTTTAACCCGGGAAGGCTGGGATAAGTTCCCCGCACTTACGGGTGAATGCGATCGTTTGCTGAAAGCCTTAGTCAAAAGAAAGAGACTCGACGAACGTGCGGTCAAATGCATGATGAATCAGGAAAATAATGCGGCAGTCAACCTCAAAGGAGACTTCCTTTCCTGCCATGATCATTGCACAGAAGAAGGCTGCGTGGGGGATATTCTGTCCCCAGAGAAGGTCGATCTTTCCAAACACTTCAAGCCTTGGAGCACAAGGGAAAAGTGCAGAAAATGTTTAGTCCTTCCAATGTGCAGAGGAGCATGTCCGCAGATAGAAGGGCTGGCAAGAACCCTTACATGCAAGAATGAATTCGCCTACCACTTTGCTGTATTTCAGGCGGTCTTTTGGCTCCTCTTCGGTCTAAGGCTGGAGAGCTATGAGCCCATAGGGGATCCGCATGATTAAACATACAGACCTTATAAATACTCTCATTGCCTGCGTTGGTGGGCTCGGTTTAATTGCTGGGTTACTTCGGTATGTCGACGACTGGAGAGAAAAGCGAAAGGAGCGGCCGATCGAGTTTTCCGCTTTCGAGGCAATCTGGGAAGCCTTGTCCGGAGGCGTCACGGCCATCGGAGTTTTCTGGATCCTCGAAGGTTACGGCGTCAACGAACTTGCTGCCGTAGGCCTGTCCTTCATGGCGGCCTATCTCGGCGTTCGGATCATCGCCTATTACATCAAAAAATTCCTCGACACCCGCCTGGGAGCTAAACCATGACTGTCTTATTAAATGAATGGGCGATACGCCTATGCAGATCAGCCGCCATTGCCATTGCCGTGTGCTTCGGCTTCCTCCTAGGGTGGTATTACTGCGAACGCAACGTCATCTTTGACGAATTGAAGCACGGCATTTGGGCCAATGAAAAGGCGATACAGACCAACACCCAAATGATTAACGAACTCTATCAGAAGTACAAAGAGGAGCATAAATGAGAAAACAAAATTTAATGCTGTTTCCTCCTGAGATCGCCGCCGAGTTTGTGGCAGAACAAGAAGACTTCGAGGCTGAGGCCTATAGATGTCCGACGGGCCACTGGACGATTGGATTCGGTCACGCTCAGAACGTCCACAAAGGTGACGTGATTACACGGAGCGAGGCCTATGAACTTTTAGACCGTGACCTCCAGCGCACCCAGGAGGAGCTTGCGACCTTGATTCATATCGACATCAACGAGAATCAGTTTATTGCCCTGATGTCATTCGTCTACAACTTCGGCCTGACGAAGTGCCGGACCTACAGGCTTTTCGGAATGATTAACAGAGGCGAGTGGGAGAACGTCCGGACATGGTGGCCGAAGTACTGCAACCCCAAAGATCCGAAGGTTACGAAAGGGCTGAAGGATCGGCGGATACGGGAGTTG